ATGACCATGTGGTCGTGCGTGTAATTTTTCAGTTCCGGCATGACGTCCTCTAGTTGTTGCGCAGATAGAGGCCCCGAAGGTACAGCCAGTTATCCGGTTGTCGTCGCAGTCCGACGACAACAAACGGTCCGGGCATGTCCTGAAGTAACGTCCAGTCGTCACGCTGACCGTCAAGCTCGATGATTCCTGAATTGTGCTGACAGTTCGCGTAGCGGTCAGCCTTGCCGCCAGCAATACTATTTGCAGTATTGAACGCGTCGTCAATCCCATTCCATATCCATCCGCGACCGCTCGTATAAATGTTGCCGTCGCCACCCCGGATACAGATATGCGCTCCACCGGCATGAGTTATGTAGAAGTAGTCATTGGTGGACGTATAGTACATTCTCCAACGTATCGAATCGCGAGTATTCCCGAAATTTATGTCGGGGTCCGCTCCATAACGGGCGAGAGTAATTGACCCGAAGCCGATGCGGGTGCTGTATCCGTTGAAATCATTACTCCAGAATTCTGTTTCCTTCATGATCCTTCCGGCAAAGTTCATATTGCCAGAGTCATCAACCAACCAGTTTTCTCGCGTGTAATCGCTACTGATTAATTGAGTTCCCCCGCCGGGAGCGGCACGCAAAAAAGAGAATGAGACATTAGGCGAGTGCAGCCGGATTTCGCCCAACGTTGTTCCGTTGCCGTTCATATCGAGTCGTCCGGTCATGCCGTCGCCGGTACGCAGTACGCGATTGTTCGCGTTCTCATTCGCGGCGTACGCGGTTGCGCGTACGTCACCGATGAAGTCATCCAGCGGCCCGATGTCCACCCATGCATCGTTCGCGTTCGTGCGACGGCGCAAACGGCCGGCCACCGTATCGCCCCACCACATACCCGGAAAGGTCTGAGCGGGTTCGGTTGGTCCTGCGTTGTCGCCGATCAGCGCGAGGATGATCGCGTTGAGTTGCGTGCGCATCTCAAGACCCGACGGGTGCGCGGGAACCTGATAGTTGGGAACCTGTGCCATGTCGTTACGCTCCGTTGTTGCCGATCGCCGCGCGTTGCGCGAGAAGTTGCGGGGATGTACGCATCATCTGCGAATAACCGAGTCCTGCAAGTTCGATGTGCTCATAGCCGTAGCCGCGCGCAATCCAGTCGCAGGTTTTGGCAATGGGCGTGCCATTCGCATCCTGAAACTGGATATAGAAACCGGTTGGACTCTGCTGCGTGATAGACCACCGGTCGCCCGTATTCATGCCTTGCGCGATGATCGAGATCGCAGGTGTCTCCTTGTACGGGACGACGAACGTAATTCGCGTTCCCGGCGCCGGAACCGGTACGTTGTTCTGCGATTCGATACGATCAGGAACGTCTACCGTCACACCGAGTTCGGTGATGCCGATGCCCCACGTTCTGTCCGGTACGTGCAGCAGGAGTGCAAATTCAGCGGCGCGAAACGTAAGGTCGGCAAGAACGAGCCGCGTCCACGGCGACCAGTCGTCGGCGGTTGCCGTCGCGGGATTGGCGTTGGTGATGCGCGCGACGACCTGACCGCCGCCCTCGTCGACGAGCAGACCATCAACGTCGAGTCGCGCATCGAAGTCAGGCCATGTATCCACGCTGTCGAACAGGCCATATACCGCGCCTTCGATCAGCGACTGGCAGCGCACGGTATAGACGTGTCCCATGTCGATCGCCGGCGTCGGCGCGAAGTAATACCCCGCTTCCGTGGATACCGCGAACTCGTCTTCGTCCTGCGCGATATAGAGCACGCCGTAACGCACCACCGTATCGACCTTGACGCCGGGGAACGTTGGGTGCTGGTGCAGTTCGGCGACGAGGTTGTAATCGCGCAGCGGGCCGGTCGTGCTGACGACATAGGCGGCATTGGACGAAAGGCGTCCCGATGAATTCATGAACTTGGCTAGATACGTACCCTTCATCAGGGGAGCAAAGCCATTCGACTGCGCACCCGCGAAGCGCATGATCTCTTGTGCTTCCTCCCACCGTACCTCGGTCGTCATTCGCGATGAATAGCGGATCACGACCTGGCCGCCCACAATCACATCGAGATTTTCGGCCGGACGCCAGCGCAGATTCGCGCCATCGTTGTACATGTCGAGCTGGAATTCCTGCACGTCCTCTGGTGGTCGATTGAGGGCGACGATCTCGCGCGAGATCGAAGCGACGGTACTGCGGATGCCGAGCGAATTGATCGCCCATACGTTGAAGTGCCAGATACCCGCACGTGTCGGCTGAATGTCGATCGATGACATGAACGACTCGGTGAACGTTGGCGAGTCTTCCTGAAACTGATAGCTGACTTCGAAGCGCACCGCGCCGGTCGGCGCGAGCCATGAGAACGTCGCACGCGCGCCGACAACGACCGGCGATATCTGGTAGAGGCTTTCGAGAATGCGCAGTTCGGTACACGGCGCGATCGAGAACGGATCGATAATGCTGCGAGGCAGCGGTTCGAGCTTGAGGCCGAGTTCGATGGCGTCGAACTTCTCGCGGCGAAACGCGACGCCCTGAATCTCAACGTTGCCGTCCTCGTCCTCGACGGTCGAGATACACCGCCACCACTCGTCGGCCGCCGTCGATGTGCTCATGGTCCAGACGGCGTTGCGCGCGGGCGCGAGACGCAGCGCGGTCACGAGCCAGACCGAATCGGTCGTCGCGCTCGGGTTGCGGATCATCGACCCTTGAATGCTCCCGTCAGGGAGGATCACATTCACCGAGTATTCGACGCCCGGTTCGAACGTCACTGGTGCGTCGAAGTGAAGCCAGTCCTGCGTCGCTTCGAGGATGCGGCCACCCGAGCGAAAGCCCGAACGAACGGGGTCGGACGTCCAGAAGAGTTCACCGGGCCGCACGAACGCGCCGTTGAGCCCCGTCTTGAACGTGACGGTCTCGGCCAGCAGTTGTTCGGTCAGCAGCGTCCAGCGCCCGTAGCGATGCGCCTGACCGCGCGACGTGCAGCCGAGGGCGTTCACCTGTAGTTCGCGCACGCCCCACTGATTGATCGCGTCGCGATCCTCGACGTATTCGATTTCCTGCTGGTAGCCGTTCGCGGGGTTGTTCCACGTGACGAGCGCAACCGTGTGCCGCTGGTTGAGCGGCGTTCCCTGATAGGTGAGCCGTCCGTCGATCACGTTGGCGGCAGTGAACGTTGTCACCGGGTCGCCCGGCATGTCGGCGACGACGGTCAGCATCCCCGCCGACCAGAAGATCATTCCGTTGAATACGGCGGCGAGTTGCTGCAATAGCGATATCGCTTCCTCGCGCGTCTGGATGTACACGTTGCACGTGTAGCGCGGCTCAAGCCCGCCAAAGCCGTCCGGCACGCCGCCGTCGCAATACTGGCCGATGGCGTAAAGGGTCCATTTGTCGACGAGTTGCGGCGAGATATAGCCGCCGAGACCGAAGCGCTCGGTCGTGATGAGATCGTAGAGAATCCATGCTGGATTCTGCGTCCACTCAACCTTGAACGTCCCGTCCCATGTTCCATCGTAGATCCGATAGAACGGGTCATAGTTCGAGGGTATCTGGATACGTCTCATCATCACGTCGAACGCGAGACGCGGTATCTGCCGGAACGTCGACGCATCGACCTGCACGCCGACCAGCGCCGAATACGGGTACGTCAGCGTCGAGTCGACGATCTCGGTCATCGTCTCCCACTGGAACGAGTTCACGAGATAGACGGTCGTCGAGTCGGGCGTGAGCCGCCGCACGCGCACATCGTATGTGCCGCCGGTCGCGCCGAAGCGCGCGAGATTCATCCGGTAGGACTTCTGGTAACGGCTCGTCGTCTTCCCGCTGATCGTATCCACGATCATTTCCTGAAAGCCGCCGCTGTCCTTTTGGATATCGATCGCAAGCTGTATCGTCGTGCCGGTTACGTCGCCGGTCCCGGTATCGGTCCACGACAGCGACGGCACGCCGATCGTGACGCGGATCGCGTTGATGTTCGGGTTCGTGACGCTGCGCACGACAGGGCCACTGACCGTGACGGTCACGCCGACGGTCGTCTCCGATTCGGTCGACGAAAATCCCGGTATCGGCGGCTGGTCCGGCTCGCCGCCGCGCCAGTCGAAGGCTGCGCCGACGAAGTTCCACGTGCCATCCGGGTTTTGCAGCGGCGTGTCGTCAACGTAGATGCCTTGTCCCCATCCGACAATGCCGTAGCACTGGCCTTCGCAAACGAGATTGATGACACGCGCGGACTGTGTCGAGCGCAGCGAGTCGGGCGACTCCTGCGGCGAGCGCGACGAGCTTCCGCCGCCGCCCTTGCCGCCGCCACCGCCGCCCGCGCCCGCGATGGGGCGAGGCAGAACCGGTACGAGATCGCGACCGGACATCAGTTCACCAGAATCTCGTTGTTGGTCGAGAAGCCGACGCTGATGATCTGCGAGCCGACGCGCATGCGGCCATAGCCGAGCGGCACCGGACCACCTTGACCCATCGTATTGACCGCGCCGTCGAATGCGAGCGATGGTTCGTTGTCGGCCCGCTCGGGCGTCGCCGTGGCCTGCGCGCGCGGCGCGAGCAGTTCGGCCAGCCCTGACAGTGCGAGCGATGCGCCCAGACTGATCACCGCTGCACTCGCGACCGGCAGGAAAAAGCCGATCGCGGCGATCGCGATGCCCGCGAGAATCTTGCCGAACGCGCCCGCGCCGCGCACGAGCGGCACGACCTTGAGCACGCCCGTCGACTGCGGATAGTGAAGGTCTGACTCGTCGTAATCCTGATGCGGGCCGCGCACGAGAAACGATTTCGTTTCGTTCTGGCGAAAGTAAGCACGCAGGCCGGGAAGCTGCGTCATCAACGCGTGCAGCGCTTCGCGCGGGTTGTTGACGTGCAGTTGCCATTCGACGCCAAAGCGACGACGCAATTCGCCATAAAAACGCACAGTCAGCATGACGTTCCCCCTTCAATGAGACTGCGATGACGGAGAATCGCGGTCGCGTGGCGCTGGTAAAACTCGCCGAGCGTTTCGCGACGCGAGAGGTGATCGATCAGGTGGTGAAGAATCACGTTCTCGCCGACATAGACGGCGGCATGGTTGTCGCGCGGCGCGCGGATGCGCATGAGGATCGCGTCGTGCGGCCGAAGCTCATGGAGCCCGCCGGCGTCGAGCGCACCTTCGCGAACGACGACGAACCCCTCACGCGCGAAGTTCTCGCGATAGAGATCGGGACCGTCGTTGCGCTCCCACCATCCCCATACGCGCGGGTAGTCGTTGAGCGTGATCCCGATGCCTGCGTAGTAATCGCGGCACAGGCCGTAGCAGTCGTGAACGCCATGCACGAACGCGCGCCCGACGAGCGGCGCGACGAACGGCTCGGGCAGGTTGACGGTGAAGGAGCCGACCGGGTGATTGACGATGATCCACGGCAGGCCGGTGCGCGCCATATCGACGCGATCGGCATCGGTCGGTATCGGCGGCGTGTAGACGTGCGAATGCGCGTATGCGACCGGCACGCCGATATCTTCCGCGTTCGCCGCGTCCACGGGATCGATCACGAACTGGTCGCGCTCGTGCGAGAGGTTGCGGCACGGCACGTATTGAAGTTCGCCATCCGCGCGACGCACGACAAGGCCGCAGCATTCGCGTGGTGCCTGTGCGTCAGCGTGAATCTGGATGAACGGAAGTACGCGCGTAAAGTCGATCGTCGGCGTGTCCATTCCCGTATGTCCTCACCGGTACGCAGACGCGCCCGGAAACGCGCCGAACGGCAACCATCCCGCGTAGCCGAAGCGCATGCGGCACGACGACAGCCGCTTGCCACAAACGTCCGCGTTCGGGTCGCTGGTCGGGTTGTCGTTGGCATCGGCCACCGGGCCGCCCGCGTAGCCGCAGCCGTCGCCGCGATAGCGCCACGGACACGAATTGCGGATCACCTGTCGACGCGGAAGCTGCACGCCTTCAACGTCGAACGGCGTCGCCAGTTCGAACTCGACGACTTCCTTGTCCTCGCGTGTCTTCTGGTTGACGAAAAAAATGTCGTCCGGAAAGTGCTCGTCGGGGTTCGCGGTCGGATTGCCACCGGGAAAGTTCGCCGCGTCGAGAAAGCGCGCGAGGGTGCGCTTGCGGATCACGCGTGCGCCGACGAGGTCGTGATAGAGGTAGCAGAGCGCCGACATGATCGCCGTCGCGTTCGACGCCGCGAGCTTCGGACGCGGCTGCGGACCCTGCGCTTTCCATTCGAAGCCGGTCGCCTCGATCGGATAACGCACGTACGTCTGGCCCTGCCAGATCACGTCGCCGTCGAGCTTGTTCGTGCCTGCGTGGAAATAGATGGTCTGCGCGTTGAACCGCGAGAGATCGAGTACGAACAGAACGATCTCCGCGCCCGGTGATAGCTCCTGTGCCGCGCCGCGAATGTTCATTGATGCACCTGCTGAAACCTTGCGCTCACGTGCATCGTGCGACCGCCACCCATCAGCAGGTCGCCATAGGAAAGCGACCAGTCCGGGCAGATCACGTCGAGCACAACGGAGCGGCGCGGCGGCGTCCAGTTGAATACGTCGACGCCCTTGCGCGCGACGAGAAACGCTTCGATTGCCTCCGCGACGGCCTGCGTACGGTTATGGAATTCGAGCGACCATATCTGGTCCTGCGTGTTGATACCGTCCGGCCGGCGCTGCGCGTAGCCGTCGCCGAACTGCGCGACGAGCACGCGCGGCTCGACCTGACACGTGGCGGTCGTCGGGCACCACGAAAAGATCGCGCCGGTTGCGCGCGGTGCGGTGTTGGTCAGTTCGCCGACGCGCCGCAACCAGACCTCGAAGGGAACGTTGCGGCGCAACGTATCCAGATCGGCGGTCGCGAGAATGAACGGATCGTTCATGATGCGAGCAGACCTCCTGTGCGCTTCTCGATCGCGATCACCTGACGCGCGACCATCGCCATACGCTTTGCGAGTTCGATCGCCGTCGCCGTATCGCCGTCGCTATCGACGGTGCCGGTCTGCTGGTTGATCGTGACGTACACGTTCATCGGCGTGTCGTTCGGGTTCGCGCGCGCAATGCTGCCGGGTACATTCGGGCTGAAAAACTCCTGGGCGAACGGCGACTCGTTCACGCGATAGAACTGGCCTGGCTGTACCGGGCCGCCCGCCATACGATTGCCGCCGAAGGTCGCGGGCGCGAGCGCGAGCGCAGCACCGGAACGAAAGCTCCCGAAGCCGCTCCAGTCGCCGCTGCCGATCCCGCGAAACAACGGCTCGATCACGTTCTTGTAGAGCAGCATCTTCGCGATATCGCGTAGGATGCTCGCGGTCATTTCGCCGAACGACTGCGATGCGTTGCCCGCGCCCGAGATGAAGTCGATGAACGTGTCCGACGCCTGCCTGCCCCAGCCGAGCACGGCCTGTTTGAGTTCGTCGAGCTTCTGCTTCATCGGGTCCATCCGGTCGCGCGCCTGCTGCAACTTGTCGGCGAGCATGGCCTGTGCGTCGGCCAGCTGCGTCGCCGTCAGGAATCCGGCCTGCTGTGCTTCAGTGAGTTCGTTCATCGAGCGGATGTACTCCCGCGTTGGGTCGAGCGCGTCAAGCGTTCGGTCGGCGATGCTACGCAGCCCGTCGATGTGTGCGATATGGGCACGATCCGCATCCTCGCGCGTGCGCGCCAGTTCTTGTTCGATGCGCTTCGTTTCTATGTTTGCGGCGTTGATATCGACGATCTGCTGCTTCAAATCGATAAGCGAAGCGACCTGCGCATCGGTCATTTGAAGCAATCGCGGATCAGACTGGAACAGCACCATCTCGTCGCCGTCCGCTTGCGCGCGACGCATCTCGTCCTGCAGCTGCGTCATGATCTGCTTGAACTGGTCGACCTCCTGCTTCGCGGCGCGCGTGGCGCGACCGGCCTTCTGGATCGCTTCCGCGTAGCGGATGACGGGCCGTTCGACCGCTTCCCATCCGCCGCCGCGCGCGCTGCGCCCGAGATCGATCAGGCCGTTGGCGAGATCGCGCTGTGCCTGCTTCGCGTTTTGCGTCGTCTCCACGACGCGCTCGAATTCTTCGTTCGATGCGCGTGCCGATTCGCGAAACGTGTTGATCGCCTGTTTGAACTGACCGGAAAAGAACTGGCCGACCGCCGCGCCGTAGCCTTGAAGTTCGCGCCACGCGATCGTGATCTCGCGCGCAAGCTGGTTGATGTCAAGAATAAGATCGGAGACCGTCGTGCCGACAAAGACAAGCGCGCGATTGAACTCGCTGCCTTCCTGCGAGGCGTCGAACAGGGTCTGCACGAGCGTATTCAGCGCGGGGCCTAGCTGCTGCGCGATCACCATGAACGCGCCTTGCGAGACGTTCTGCAGGCGTGTCATGTTGTCGTTCAGTTCGTTCATGGCCTGCGCGGTCTGCGTCGACACGATCAGACCAAGGCGCTCGGCTTCGTCGCGCGCCGCAGCGAGTCCTTCTTTGCCGGTGTTCAGCAGCGGGATCAGCGCCTGACCGTTCCGGCCGAACAGTTGCGTCGCGACAGCAGCTTTCTCCGCGCCATCGGCGAAGCCAGAGAATGCGCCCGCGATTTCTTCAAAGGCCCGCGCCGGGTCCATCTGACGCACCGAATCCACGTCGAGACCGAGTGCGCGGATTGCTGCGGCCGAGTTCGACGCCGGGTCGCGCGCGTCGATCATCGCCTTGTTCAGGCCGCGAAAGCCCACCGTCAGTTCGTCGATACTGACGTTGGCGAATCGTCCCGCATATTGAAGCGCTGACAGTGATTCGCTGGTCGTACCGATACGCTCGGCAAGCCGGCCGAGCGCGGCAGCCTGCTCGATCGCGCTGGTAATTCCGTCTGCGAAAGCTCGCGCGAACTTCGCCGCGAACTGCGCACCCTGAATCGTCGCGATCGTGTTGACCGAATTCGAGATGCCCTTGAGCGACGACGTGATCGTGTCGGTCGCGGCGCGCATGTCGGTGCGCAGCTTCGCAACGTCCGCAGCCAGTTCGAAAATCAGTGAGCCTGCCGAAGCCATATCATCTGCTCCACGCTGTTATCTCGTCCTCGACCGAAAGTTCCTCTGCGTCGTGTTCGTCCCACCCGAACAGGAACGCCGCCCACATAAACAGTTCGTCGTAATCCATGCGCGTCTCGACTTCCCCGGCGGTCATATGCAGGTGCGAAGCCACCGCATAGACCAGACGCGTTACCGGGTCGCCTAGTCTTTTTTTGCGTCGGCGGGCGTGGCGCGCGAGAGTTCCGCCGCTTCGTTCACGAGCAGATTGATTTCGGCCATCACGTGAGCCGGGAACTCGTCGATGCTTTCCATCGTGAAGCGCTCGCCGTTCGGGCCGGTCGCCGTCTCGCACAGAAGGCGAAAGCCGGATTCTTCGGGGCGGTTCTCGTCGAGTTGCGTCGCGATCTCACGGGCGCGGCGAATCGACATGGCGCGCAGCGTCACCGCGCCGAAGGCTTCGGTGTGCACGACCTTGGTCTTCGACGGCACCACGAACTCGCGCGGCGCGCTCAATGCGGGTACACGATCATTCATCTTCGTCACCTTTTTCACGCCGCCGACACAACGACCGTTCCTGCTTCGACGGTGGTCTGCATCACGCCGTCGACGGTCGGAATCGCGCGCACCTCGAACGTACCGGCCGCGATATACGTGTGCGAAGACGTGGTTGAGGTAATCCGCTCGGCGGCGCTACCGTCCCCCCAATCCACATCGAAGTGATCGGCCGGACCGTTGGTCTCGATGATGGTTAGCGATACGGCGAGCGGCGCTTCGCCGTTCGCGGGTGCCACGCTCGCCGCCGCGCTAAACGGGAGTCGCTGCACGGTCACGTAGGTCTGTGCATAGAACGGTGCCGTCTGTGAACCGGCAATCGTCGCGACGACGGTCGGCCGATACTGGCCGGGCGTGGTGAACGTGTGCGTTGCCTGATGGCTCGTCGTCGTCTGCGGCGCGGTCCCGTCCTTCCAGTCGATCATGAACTGCGTTGCGGTTCCGCCCGCTTCGTTGATGGTCATCAGCACTTCAAGCGGGGCATTGCCAGCGGTCGGGCTGATCACCGGAATCAGCACATAGTTCGGCGTAACCTGCTCGGGCGGCATCGTCAGCACGTCCGCGCCCGTCACCTTGAGGGTCGCCGCGCCCTGAATCGCCTGGTTGACGCCACCCGATTCGTTGATCGACTGCACGATGACGGGCAGCGTCCGAACCGCGCCGTTGCGGTAGTGGATTTCGAACATGCGCTCGCGACCATCCTTCTGCGCGTCGCGCATGGCCTGATAGTCCGCATCGGTCGGATCGATGAAAAAATCGAACGTCAGCGTGCCAGGATCGGCAAACCCTACGAGCGACGTCATCTCTTCGTCGCACAGCGTCGTCGTATCGATCTCAGCTGCGGCATCCTGATTGACCTGATACGACACGGCGCACACGTCGATATAGGCGTGCAGCACCCACGCCGCGTTCGGGTTGTAGTTGCCCGTCTCGTAGGTGGTGTTCGAGCGCGCGAGCGTCGCGGACTTCGTGTTGATATCGATCGCCTGGACGACCCACGACCGACCATCGAGACTCGCGAAGCCCGTACCGATGATGAAGATCGCCGCGCCGTTGCGAAGGTGGCTTACGTCGTTGAATACGGCGACGGCGGGTTCCGATTTCGACACGCTCGTGAGCAGTCCCGAAGCGGCGGCGGGCGCATCGGGATTCTCCAGAAACATCTTCGTCTTTTGCGCACTGATCGCCTTCTTCATGACTGCACCTCGTCGAGTTCGTACCACGTTGAAAGAACGACGCTCACGCGATGGATGCGTGTGTCCTGTTCGTATAAGTCCTGCCGGTTCTCGATCAGCGGGTCGCCCCCGCACGCGTCGACGAGGGCGAATACCCGCTCCATGATCGCGAGCGCGTCCGAGAGCGTGCGTGCGTAACTGTCGACACGAAAATTCATCTGCCAGAGCTTCGCGTTGCCGCGCATCGTGTTGCTCGGGATCGCGTCGATCAGCGCGAAAATCAGATACGGCTCTTTCTTGCCCTGCGGCGCGAGTACGCGAAACGTGCGACCGGGAAGGGCCTGGTCGAGCAGCGCGAACACCTGGGCTTCGTTCACGACAGGTCCCCCGGCGCGCGATAGGTCACGCCGTTCTGCCTGGCCCACTTCGCCATGCGCTTTCTCAACGTGTTGTTAAAACGCCGTGCCGATTCGGCCGCCTGCTGATCGGCGGCGGGTCGCAGGAACGGACGCGCTTCCATCTTCGACGTACCCATTTCGAGCAGCCGTCCGTACCACGCGTCATCGCCGTACGGCTTGATCACGCCGAGCTTGACCATCCGGCTATGGATTCGGCCACGCCTGATCTTCACGTCAACGCGCGCCGCGAGTCGCGTTCGGCGATTGCGACCGCGCACGATCGAGCGTTCAAGCGTGTACGTGTAGCGTGTCGAGCGGCCGAAGTTCTGCTGCACGTTTTCGCGTGCCTGATTCATGATCGGCGTGGCCGCACCCATCAGGCCGCCGTAGAGCATTCGCTGTGCAACCTCGTCGGGCAGCGTTTTTAGAAAGCGCTCGCACTCGGCGAGGCCCTTGACTTCGATATGCGAGATCACGGCTGACCTCCTTCGGTGATGACCCCCGTCGAGCACATCAGGTGCAACTCGCGTTGCAGGCCGCGCACGGGGAGCGCCGCGTCGATCGAATAGACCGTTCCGTCATCGGCGACGACGCGCGCCGTCGCATCGACATCTGGACGCCAGCGGATACGGATACGTGTCGTCACGCTCGCGCGGAAGTCGGACGACGCCAGATATTCCCGACCGCTCACCGGTTCAAATGCCGCCCACACGCGATCGATCTCCGCCCACTGGTCGACGATGACCTCGCCCGTGTCGTCCTTAAGGCGCACGGGACGTTGCAGCGAGACGCGATAGCGAAGCGTGCCGGCGCGCATAGCTATATCCCGAACGTGATGCGAAACGGGTCCATCAGCGCGACGGCGCGCGGATTGCGCTGCATGACCGCGCCGACCTGCTGCGCTTCGCGGTTCTCGTATCCATCGCCCGTGAAGTGAAGGATTGCGAGCACGAGATTCGGCGGCACTTCGCCTTCGGGATAACCGGCCTTGTAGGTGACGACATACGACGCCGAGAACGGCAGGCGTTTCGTCGTGACGACATACGAGCGCATCCGCGAATTGACGATGCGCGCGCCGTACAGTTCGAGATCGAGTTCGACTTCGTTGTCGTCGCGGTCGCGCATCACGATCGATTCGAGATCAAACGCAGGCAGTCGCGCAAGCGCGAGACCAAACCCGTCGGGCGTGATGGACGCGCACTCGGCCACGCGATGGGCGCGCAACGTCCGGCCCGTGTATTCCTCGACTGTCTGACGCGCGGCGGGGATATACACGTTTTTGAGAAGATCGTCCTCGTCGTTCGTGTCGATCCTGCAATGCGCTTTCGCGAGTGCGACGGAGACGGGTTCGGGCGTTGCGCTCACGGCGTCTCTCCTCGCTTACGCGGCCGCGGCCTTCTTGCTGCTCGACCGGGTGCTTAGGCCTTCGCCGCCATCCGAGCCACCACCCGAGCCCCCGTTCGCACCAGCGACGAGCGGACCATAGGCGAACGCCGCGTCTGCGAATACCGACAGACCCAGCCGTTCCTCGACGAGGATCGTGACCATATTCCGCACGAAGTTATCGCGGTCCTCACGCGAGACTTCGACGGTGACGGCCTGACGATCCCAGACCATCGCCTGACGCGAATCACCGACGAGCACGTGACCTTGCGGCATGTTGAACGACTCGGTGACGTTCATGTTCCACAGGCGCGGCGCAACCGGCGCGAGCGGCGTGCCGAACAGATAATTGCCCTGATCGTTCTTCAGCAGTTGCGTCTGCGCCCAATCGTAGGGGTTCATTACGATGAAGTTCGGACGATAGAAGTACGACCCGATCTGCGCCATCATCAAGCGGATGTTGTCGACGCCGTTGAATGCCGCGTTGGTCGGCGCGAACGGAGCCGCGACGCGCAACAGACCTTCCATGTGACCCGCTGACCCGTCGCCGTTTAGCAGTTCAGTATCGACCTTCATGCGAAGGCCGTACGTCATCCGGTTGTTGATGTACGCCTGAAGCATTCCCACGTCATCGAGCACCTGACGCGACGCGAGAATCCAGTGAGCGATCGTCACGACGGGCGTCTGCTTCTGTTCGAACGACAAATCGCTTTGCGCCTTGAGCGCGCCTTCCGGGTGCTGATAGTCGGCGTTGTTCTGGAACGCCGTTTCACGCACGTAATCGATCATGTTCGATAGAACCGGGCCGGACGGCAGAACGTCGCGAATCCATACGTCGTTCTCTCCCGGGCCGATGACACCCCACAGGCGCTGCGGAAAGACCGGGAACTGATTTGGATCGTGATCACCGAAGATCGGCGCGACGGCCTTGAACGCGTCGCCTTCGAGCGTGAGCCGCGCACGTGCGACGTTGCCCGAGCCGGTTAGCGCCTTGAACTGTTCGGATTTGACGAACGCTTCGCCGATCGTCTGCGCTTTCGTTTCGCGACGACCGCTTTCCGAAAGACCCGCGAGCTTTTGCCCGAGATCGATCAGGTTCACGTCCTGACCCTTGACCTTCTCGGAAAGCGTCGCGAGTTCCGCGCGAATCTCGTCGGCGGTCTTTTTCTGCGCGTCACTGAACGAACCGAACGATTCTTCGAGCGCGCGTTTGATTTCAGTCATGTCCATTTTCAGGCTCCGTTGGCGGTCTTGAATGAGCGGATGAACGTCGCGAGTGCAAGCGACTCATCCAGCTCGCTCTTTCCTGCTGCGGTGCTGGTGTCCGACTTGCCTGCATCACGCAGGGCGATATCGCGCACGCGGGCGATAAACGACTTGGCTTCGACGCGAGACATGCCGGCATCACGCAGGAACGACTCGACGTCTGCAAGGGACTCCATATCGTCCGGGTCGAAGTCGCTCTTGATTGAGGCGAGATCGGCACGGGCAAGTTTGTTGGCGGGCGCGATGACCATCGAAATTTCGAGTAGGTCGACGCGCGCGAGCTTGCGAATTTTTCCATCTATCTCCGCGCCGTCCGGCTGTACGCGATAGCCGATAGAGACGCCATCGAGCGCACCGGCCTTCATGTGGTGGTAAACGTCAGTCGCCATCGAAGCGCCGGGCGTCAGGCGGCCGTGAAACTTCAGGCCAACATCGTCTTCCTTCATGTCGACAGCGCGGCCGATCAGGTTGTCCATCCAGTGATTGAAAAGCATCGGCACATGATCCTTGCGCGCGATCGATTCTTCGAACGCACCGGGCAAGACAATGTCGCCCCACGAATCGACGTTGCCGAATACGCTCGCGTAGCCCTCGAAGTTTCCCTTCGACGTGCTATCGAATTTCACTTCAACCGTCGAGATCACCGCGCCGTGCGCGACTTCTCCGGGCGTTTTGCGTGGCATGTCGTTACTCCTGTATCGGGGCAGCGGGAACCCTTGCGGCCTGTTGCCGGTTATTCGCGACGGCACTTTGAAGCTCCTGAATCGGCGTGAGATTCAATTGCACGGTGAGTTCGTCAGCGCCTTCGCGCCGTTCAAGGTTTTCCTTCGTGCGGACTTCGTTGCGCGACATCAGGCCGTTTTGAACCATCGTCGAGTAGTACGACGCGCGGGCCGCGCTGTCGGCGCGCAGCAGGCTTTCGAGATTGAATTCGACGTAGAGGCGCGGCCGCTCGGCTGCGCGGATCGCCCAACGATTGAGCGTCGCTTCGAGCTTCTTCACGTACGGATAGAGCGTGTATGTGAGATAGCCTTGACCCATCGTCTCGATGCCTGTGCCGAAACTCGTCTGCTTCTCGTTGCTGTTGACCATGAACGAGGGAACGCGAAACACGCGGCAGATATCGTCAACGCTGAAATTCATCTGGCCGAGCATCTGCGCGTCGGCCGGTGTGATCGAAAGCTGCTGGTATTGCATTCCGGCTTCGAGCACGAACAGACGCGAGCCGTTGTCGCCGCCAGCTTCGAGGTCCGCAAAGTTCTGGCGAACTGCCGAGCGTTGATCGGGCTTGAGAACGTGATCGATCATCAGCACGCCAGACGGCTTGCCGCCTTTCTGGTTAAAGCGCAGCGCGTTGTCCTGCAATGCGAGCGAATTCGCAATCGCGCGTCTCGCGTAGCCGAGCGGCGAAAGACCCTTGAGTCCGTTACCCATCAGGCGCGACTGCATGATCTGGTCGGGCTGGTAGACAATCGTCTCGCCGCCGCGTCGATACTCGTATCGATACGCGCCATCATGGTCCTCGATGATTTCCATCTGCTGCGACGCCTTCGGATCGAGCGCGATGACTTCGCCGCGTCCGTCGCGGATGATGCGCGAGTAGCAGTTGCCGTCCATCGCGAGATTCATTCCCCACGATTCGAGCAGTTCCACCGGCGTGCAGCGATCGTTCGGCGCGACGTTCAGGACGTAACCGAGCGGATGGTCGCGTACGACGTTGCGGCCGCTCGCCGTACGTTCGTACACGTTCACGCTCAACGTGCCGAGGGTTTCGGTGATGAGCCGCACGCACGCCCATACCGTCGAGACCTGTAGCGCCTGCGCGTCGTTGTACGACGCGAAGCCGGAGCCGCCCGGCGCGTTGATCTGCTGGCCGGGCGAATCGAGATTGCCGCCGCCAAACCAGCCGCCGAGCCACGTCAACGCCTGGTTGAACGCGCGCGGTATCCAGCCGGTCGGACTGAGCAGGCTCAATTCCATCTGGCGTTGCGGAATGTTGTTGCGGATGTCGGCCATTGCGCGCGCGCCTCACGTGACCGTCGAGAACAGCGGGTTACTGAGGAAGTCGTCGATATCGGGCGCGTTGCCTTCCTCGGCGAACGCATAGCCGATCGCCATCACGAGCGCGACGAGCCCATCGATCTTTCCGGTGCTGCGACGCTTCGTGAAAATGCGGTTGTTCTTCCCGTCCGCTTCGAGCACGGCGCTCGCGCTGTTCCAGCGCAGACAAGGATTGAGAGTCACGCGCAACCGGCCTTCGAGCACGAGCCGTTCAGTCAGTTCGATAGAGCGCGGCATCCAGAGACCCGATTCGCTCGACCGCGCGTAGCCCTGACCGTGCGGAATCAGTGGCAGCGTCACGCCGGCTTCGTCGAGCTTCGCTTCAAAGAACTTGATGCGATACGGGTCGTAGGCGAGACCGTCGACGTTCATCATCGCCATCAGAAACTGAAGGCGGTCGACGATCGCCCGTTCGTCGATCGCGCGCTTGCCACATGCGAATACGTGGCCGTCACGCACCCATTCGACGAAGTGCGTCTTTTGCATCCGGTCGCGCTCGGTTATCGTCTCCGCGGGCGTGAAGAAGTTCACGAAGGCATCACACGTGTCGTCGGCGTTACGTCGTACGAACGCGAGCGCGGTGAGGTCGCGAGTACCGGACAGATCGAGCGCGCCGTATACCGTCGCGTCGCGGAAGTCGTCGAGCGTAAGCCGGTCCGTTTCGCACGCGCGCCAGAGATCGCCATCGATCCAGGGATTTTCAGCGTCAACCCACTGGCAAAAATTCAGGCGGCGCACCGTCGATTCGAGCGACGGCATTCCGCGCGCCTGGCGAACCTGTTCGTCGAGATACGACTTCTGAATCGTGGTGCCTAGTGAAGGATTCGCCTTGATCCAGCAGTCTTCGTTCTCGAACGGGTCTTCGCCATCGTCGAGCGCGCACACGTACGCGAAAAAGGCGTCGTCGTCGAGAAGTCGCGCGGCGACCTTGCACCCGTAGTCGTGTTTCTCGTAGCACAGCGACGTGCGATCGAAGCCGCTGTTGGTGATGAGAAAAATCAGCGGCTGGCGACGGCCTTTTTTGCCGGCCTGCATGATGTCGATAACCGCGCGGTCCTTGTGCTCGTGTACTTCGTCGATCAGCGCGCAGTGCGGGCGCGGGCCGCTTTGGCGGTCCTTGTCCGAAGCGATCGGCCGGAAGAACGAACCACGCGCGAGATACGCGAGGTTGTAGCAGCGTTCGCCGCGACCACTCTTTAGCAGTCGCGACGATAGTTCGGGGCTGAGATCGGTCATCGCGACGGCATCGCGAAACAGGATCATGGCCTGATCGCGCGAGGTCGCGGCGGCATAGACTTCGGCGCGCATCTCCTGATCGGCGGTTAGCATCAGCAAGCCCACGCCGGCAGCGAGCGGAGACTTGCCGCATCCCTTTGCGCCTTCGACGTACGCTTCGCGAAAGCGACGCGTGCCGTCCTCTCGCATCCAGCCGAAGATCGATCCGACGATGAACGCCTGCCACGGCAGCAGCACGAACGGTACGCCTTCGAATTCACCGCCGTTCAGGTGCAGCACGTCACGGAAAAAGTGGATCGCGCGAAGGGCCGCGGCGAGGTTCCAGACTAGGCCGCGCTCGTGGCCGTGTTCGAGATCGTCGAGGTGACGCGCACAAGCGGCGCGAACGTGAGGACCCGCGATCACGATGCCCGCGATCACGTCCGACGCATACTGCGTCACGGGATCAGAAGTAGCCTTCCTCTTTCCCGTCCTCGGCTTCAATCGGTTCGTCATGGGTCATTGCCGCAAAGCGGGCGCGTGCGGCCGGACTCATGCCGAACTCGCCCGCGATCTTGAGCGCCATTGCCATCGCGCGGTTCGCAACGCCGATCAGCGGGTTCTGGATCGCGTTGCCGTTCATCGTCTTGATCATCAGCGCGCCGGTCAGACGGTCGTGCGCGCGCATCCGCTGAATGCCTTCTTCTGCCTGTCTCCACCGCGACACGCTCTGGCAGTACGCGGCGAGCGTCACGCCGTCAATCTTCGTGAGCAGGCCGACCGCGTAGAGTTCGGGCGTGATGCGCTCCCATTCCTCGACTGCATACGCGTCGAGATGCGGCGGCCGAACCGGGATGCCGCGCTTCGGTTTTGGCTCGTTCTTCGGCAGGGGCCGCCTGGACGGATTGCCCGTGATGACTCGCAGCGCGGTCGGCTTACGCGGCGACGGCATGGCCGTTCTCCGCAGTCGACAGCAGATCGCGCACGTGAGTCGCAATCGCACGCATGAACAACGGCGGTACGCAGTTCCCGACCGCCGCCCACCGTTCGGCGAACGTGCCGTGCAGTACGAACGGATCGGGGAAAGACGCAAGCCGCTTGATCTCGGCGATGGTCGCGCGGCGATGCTCGCTCGGATGACACGCTTCGCACGCGCCACCGGCACCGCCGTTACGCAGGATCGTCGGCGCAATCCGGTCGGGATGCAGACGCATCAGTCCGTAAAGCTGGCCGTTCGGGTGATAGTCGTCGCCGCTTTCGCCGGGCTTCATGCGGTACAGCAGCCGGTCGACGATCCGGCTCGGCGCGAACTTTGCCGCGTCGCATTCTTCGGGCGTGTTCACGAGGCCGTGCCACGCTTCGCGCACGACGATCGCCCGCGCGCATGTTGGCTGCGGATGCGACGGCGCGAGGCCGCGCGCCGCGAGGTCGTTGCGTACGCCGACGATGATCATGCGCGGGCGAAGCTGCGGCACGCCGTAGTGCCACGCGAACAGGACACGCGCACTTGGCGTGTATCCGGCCGCGCGAA